TATCACCCGCACCGGCTCTGCCTCGTGCAATCGAAGCGTGAAGATGACGCCGCCGCCTTGGTGTTTACCAAAGATCCCTTTTTTGCCCGCATCAGTTTCATGGAAAACCACTTGCCGCAGGCGTTGCGCACGCTCGTGTTTCCCAAAGCCGGCAGCTATGGGCACCTCTACTTCCCGAACGGCTCGCATATTTGGGGCATCCCGGAAGGCGGGGACATCATCCGCTCACAAACGCCCTCGATTGTGTTCAGTGATGAAGCGTGTTTTCAGCCGGAGTTTGGCGCGGCCTATACCGCGGCCCTGCCGGCGATTAAAGGGGGCGGCTGCCTCGTGGCGGTCTCTTCTGCCGAGCCCTCCACCTTTGCTGAACTTGTGGAGGCCGCGTGAAGCACGGTCTCTCAGAACGGCTCACCACAGGCGGCATGCCCGTGTTGCGCTTGCACTATAGCGCCGATCCGGAGAAGCGCCCCGGCACTCCGGTGGGGGATCAGTGGATGGCCCAAGCCCTTCAGGGCTATGCGGGCGGGTTGAACTCTCCGCGGTGGCGCAAAGAGATGGAAATCGATTACGGCGCCCTGATGGGCACGATGCTGTTTCCTCAGTGGGCTACCTGGTGCATGAACGGGCGCATTGTGATTCCGGCGTTTGATCCCATCGGCTACAAACTCTATGGCTCCTACGATCACGGCTGGAGACATCCTGCTAGTTACCTTGTGCATGGCATGAATCCGGACGGCGATGTGGTCACCCTCTGGGAATTTTGGGGGGCTCATGTGCCCTATCAATCGATTGCGAAAATCATCAACGGCGAACGGGTGAAAGTGCCCGCGTGCGGGGCGGCGTGCCATCCCGAGACGCGGGACTTCCCCGGCAATCCCTACGCAGGCCGTGAAAGCTGGATCCGTGCGGATCCCTCCATGTGGTCGGAGGATAAGCCGCAGCATGACGGCACGATGAAGGCTATGGCCACGCTGTTCAAAAAGGAAAAAGTCTATTTCGTGGCGGCAGACCGGGGTGGAGACACCACGCTGGCTGAATGGTTGATCGGGGAATATTGGAAGGATCCCATGAATCCTCGCTACCGCATCACGCGGGCCTGTCCCAAACTGATTTGGGAAATCGGCCGGCAGCGTCACAAGGATGTCAGTGATGAAGTGGCCCAGCGGCGTGCCCAGCCGGAAGAATTGGTGGACAAAGACAATGACGCCTATGACGCGCTGAAATACTTTTTGCAGCGATTCCCACCCACGCCGCAGTACGCGAAGGCCGCCGAGAAAGCCGGCAGCTTCTCGTGGTGGCAGAAGGTGCTCAAAACGAACACCGTGCCGAATGAGCGGCCCACCTATCGCCGTGAGGTGGTGGCGTGATGGCCCTTAAAGACTGGTTTACCAGGCAATCGGGCACCCCCAAGCCGCTCGCCCCCGAGCAGACGGATGCGATTGTCTCGAAACCGTTTCCGAAACGGCGCAAGAAAAAAGACAAGCTGGTGAAGCAACTGGACCGCATCCCACCGGAGAACGAGGACGCGCGGGAGCGCCTAGAACGTTTGGCCAAGTGGAAAACGCGAGCGGATCGGGCCGAAAAAGTCCGCACCGACTGGGAAAATCAGTATGAAGTGGAGCGGTGCGAGAAATACTTTCTCGGCCAGCAATCCGGCAACGGCGTACGCGCCACGGATGTGACGCTGAACCACTTTCTGGCCACTGTGCAGGTGATGAAACCCAACCTGCTCTATGGCATCCCCAAGTTTTTTGTGCGCCCCAAGCCTGGACGGCAACAGCCGGCGGGTGAATTGCGGGCGTCTATGGGCGAAGGCGTCTTGGAACACATTGCAGGGCAGGATCAAAACCTGAAACGGTCAGGAAAACTCGCCTTGCTGCAAGCCTTTTTCCGCATCGGCTGCCTCAAGGCCGTCTATGACCCGAAAATTGAGCCGAACCCGCGCAAAGGGGAGTTGATCTACGCCATCGATGAGGACGGCGTGCCGATGAAAGATGAGAACGGCGCCCCGGCAGTGCAAAAAGATCCGTTGACTGGTCAGCCGATGACGGAACCCGACACCGTAATGACGGATGAAGCCTACCGCTTCACCTATGTGGACACGCGCCACTTGCTGTTACCCGATGAAGGCCCCGATCCATTCCGCTGGACCTGGATAGGCGAGCGCGTGCTAGGTCCGTTGGCCGCAGCCAAAACGGATCCGCGCTTTCCCAAGCACTTGCGCGAACAATTTGAAAGCAATGCGAGCGGGAACGAACTGCAACGCGGCACCTATAGCCATTTGAAAACCGTGCAGGACGATGAATTGTTCCAATACACGGAAGTCTATGACCATATCGGCAAACGCCTGATCATTTGGGCGGAAGGGCAGAACTTTGAGGACTTTCTGGTGGATGAACCGTTGCCTCCCGGCATCGAAAACAACCCCTACTGCTTGCTGATGATGGGCCAGCCGATTTTGGGGCCGACGCCATGTCCCTGGCCGATGCCGTTTACGAAATCGTGGCTCGAGCCCCAGCGGGAATACAACATTGCGCGGCAGCAGATCATGGAAGGCGGCAAGCGGTCCGCCCGCAAAGTGGTCTACGACGATTCCACCTTCCCCGATGCCGATGAAGCCGTGAAGTTTTTGCAGGATCCGGCGGACATGGGCGCGGCGAAGGTCAACGATGTGATGAAGCCGCCGCTAGTGCTCCCCACACCAGATATCAACCCCGCGATTTACCGCAACGTGCCGATGCTGCAGCAGGACTGGCGCATTATCACCGGCCAAACCGGTGCCCGCATGTCCGATCCGGACGCAGGCACCGCCACGGAAGCCAGCTTTGTGGAGCGGGCGGCTAATTTGCGCGATGCGGACACGCAGGATTTGGTCAACGACTGGCTCACCGAGTGTGGCACGAAGATGCTGCAACTGGTCAAGGGCACGTTGACGCTGGGCTTGTGGGTGAAGATGCGGACCTTCAGCGATAAGGACTTTTTGAAGTATGCGGAACGCTATTTGGGCATTCCGCAGGAACGCATGATGGTGCTCTTGCAGACGATGCCGATGTTGCGGCCAATGTTGATGGCCCGTTTCGGAGATGATCGTTTTCAGATGGTCACCCGGGAAGAATTGACGTTTGAAGCGGATGTGAGTGTGGCCCCCGGTAGCATGCGGCCCCGCAATTTGGATATGGAGCGCCGCAACTGGCTGGAATTTCTCAAAATCATCGGCCAATTCCCGCAACTCCTCATGTCGCGTGAGCTCTTGGCGCAGACGGCGGCGAAATTTGAGGCGATTGATGACCGGATGCTGGACGAACTGCACGAACTGGGCAAAGCGATGATGCAACAGCAGAGCGAAGTGGCCGGACGCGAGCAGGGCGGCAACATGAACGGCGGCGGGGCGGGAAGTCCCACAGCCGGAGCCCCTGATGTGGGCGCGTTATTGGCCGGCGTGCAGGGAGCGATGCAATGAGCGAGCAATTTCGGTCTTTGCGACACCTCACGGCCTATGTGGACCAGGAACATGCCAGGTTTGCGCAGTTGAAAGACGCGATCGCCCAAGTCAGTGGCCTCATTGACAGTTTGCCCGAGCGGAAGCGGGAAGTGGAGGCGTTGAAGCAACAGGCAGACGAGTGGCAACAGAAAATCGCGAAATTGGAGGAAGGCCACAAGCTGTTGATGGATCAATGCCGCAACCAACGCGCTGAAACGCAGGGCTTGATCCAAAAAGAGCAACAGGAACGCATGACGGCCCGTGAAGCCTTCAAAACTGAGCAGCAGCAGTGGCAGAGCACCGTGGCGAAGGCCCGGGAAGAGTTGAACAGCGTACAGCGGGAGATTCAGCAGAAATCGAACGAATTGGAACGGCTCCAGCAGGATTTAGCGGCCACCGTGAAAGCGGTGTTGAGGCGCTGATGCCCGGACCGTTTACGAGCAGTCACACGTTGTCATGGAATGCGAACACGGAAAGCGATTTGGCGGGCTACATCGTCTATGCGGGGCGGGCCACCGGTGTGTATGGCGAACTCAATACGCCCACCAATGTGGGGAACGTGACCAGTCACACGTTCACCATCGATGACAGCGGGCAATGGTTTTTTGCGGTGAAAGCCTATGACACCTCCAATAATGAAAGCGACTTCTCTACAGAAGTATCGGGCAACTGGCTGATGCTGGGGAATTTCTAATGCCGTTCACCCCGTGGTTAGAGCATGACCTGAATCCGAATAGTGGCGCCTGCGTGCGCTGTGGGCTTGTGCCGAAAGCGACCTATAAAAATGATCACTTGAAAGCCTACACGCATGGGGAGGCCACGTTGACCAATTTACCGATTACCAACATTGTGAAGTGTGCGTTGTGGGTGGTGCTGTCCCTGTGTCTACTGGCCTCGCCTGTGTTTGCCGCCCGTTCCGTGTCCATCACCTGGACCCCGAACACGGAACCGGATTTGGCCGGCTACAAAATTTATTACGGCTTCATGTCATGTGCCTCCGCAGGGCCGATGCTTCCCGCGGCGACGATTGGCAAAGTCTCTTCCTACATTCTCGGCAATCTCCCCGATGACACCACGGTAGTGTCGGCACGACTGACCGCGGTGGATAGTGCCGGCAATGAATCTCCCAAAAGTGCCTGTGTCGAGCAAACGTGGGCGCCGCCGATCTCTCCGCTTGAAGCGGATCTGACGGCATTGAAAGCGGATGTGGCGAAACTGCAGGCGCAACTAGCGGGCGTGTGCCGCGCGGCCAAACTGATGGGTGGATCGGCCACCACGCTGGCTGGACGGTTGCGGAAGGAGATTCCGTGTTTATAAAGATGCTGTGTCTCCTGCTGGTCATGTCCGGATCTTACGCATGGGCGACCAACTATTATGTTGATAGCACGTTACCTGGCAGTGACAGCAATAACGGTCTCAGTGAAGCCACTCCATTTCTCACGCTTAATCAATGCGTCACAACGCTGAATGCCACGGCGGGGACGCATACCTGTTTCTTCAAGAATGGCTCGTATGGCCACACCACTAACGTTATCCTGACGCGCCCGGGGGCGACCCTCAAGAACTTCCCAGGCCATAGTCCTGTCTTTGACTTCAACATGACGGGGTTCGGTCTGCCTAACTTTCGCCGGTTGATGGTGTGTTCCACCAGCGCGTGCAACAACAGCGATCCCACGATTACGGGTTTCACGCTCGAAGGGATCGAAATTCGCGAGAGCCATGACGGACTCAAACTTACCAATGTGGCCAACGCCGTGGTGCGGTTCAACTACATCCATGACAACTACAACAATGGGATTTTAGCGGCTTGCTTCAACTGCCTTTTTGAGCGCAATCACATCCTGCGCAACGGCCCGGTGGTGTTGAATCCCTCAACCACTTCCAGCCAGGAACATGGGTTTTATATCAACGGTAAGAACAACAAGTATTTCAACAACCTCATCGTGAAAAGCACGGCCTATGGGATTCAACTCAATGGCTCGGCCTCCCCGAATGGGGATGACAACATGGCCGGATTTAGCGGGACTATTATCGCCAACAACACGTTTGCCTATAACGCGACCCGAGGCGGCGTGGCGGTGTGGAGCAATGGGGCCACTTTAGCGGAACGCCAAAATCTTCGTATTGAAAACAATCTCTTTTTCGAGAATAGCCAGAATGTGGGCGGGGCCAGCAATGGAATAGATTTCACTTCGACGAATGCGACAGCCACGGTCATTCGCAACAATGTGGCCTATGCCACAGCACCAGGGGCCACCAACTTTCTCGGCCTGCAATCTGGCAGCACCGGCGCGGAGTATGTCTTAACCGCAAATTGTCCAACTACGACAACGGGGTCTTGTGCTACACCTCCGAATTTGGTCAATGCGCCCTCGACGATTCCCGCCTCGCCTGATTTCCACCTCACCGTGAATAGTACCATTCTGCTGAATGCAGGACGTAACCTCACGGCTTGTGGGATTACAACAGACTATGACGGTGTGGCGAGACCAACGGGGGGCGGTACTTGTCCCAGCCCGACGGGATCCGTCTGGGAAATCGGGGCGTATGAATTTGGATCAACGCCGGATACGACCCCACCCGCTCCACCGAGTGGGGTGCAGATAGCGAACATGGAAATATAAAGGATGGCCCTGAGCTTTTACAGTGGCACGTTCACGATTACGGCTGGAACCGGCACGCAGGCGGTCTCGGGCGTGGGCTTTCAGCCGAAGGTTGTGATTGCCTATTGGACCCGTGCGACAGCCAACGCGACCTTTACGGCGCAGGAAAGTTTCGGCATGGGCATGGCGGTTGATCGTGTCACGGATCAGCAGGCCAATACGGAGTTTCTCAACATTGACAATGTGACGACAACGGACAGCGCAGTGGCCAAGGTTGGGACGTCATTCATCAGGAACATTGCCAATGTCGGCGCTGGCATGAATGTGGTTGCTGCGATTTCTTCCTTTGACAGTGATGGATTCACTATCAACAAAACCACGAACGATGGCACGAATTTACACATCATTAAGTATATGGCCATTGGCGGGTCTGATCTGGAGGATGCCTACCTAGAAGAGTTTACCAGTCCATCCGGGACCACTGGGAACCAGGCATTTACGGGGGTGGGGTTTCAAGGCAATCTGGGGTTGTTTTGGGGGATGTTTGGCACCGCTGCCGGTAGCGAATCAGCAGCAGATTATGAGTTTCATTTCGGTGCCGCGAAAAGCAGCAGTGAGCGGGCCGTTGTGGCGTTGTGGGGCAATGATGGGTCAACGGGGACCAATCAGACAGAATCCTATCTCAGTGATAGCTCGTGCCTCGCAATCCCGAATGGCGGCAATCTGTCTTTTAATCAAGTGGCCGATTTTGTCTCATGGGACAGCGATGGATTCACGCTCAATTTTACCACCTCTGTTGGGACCGGCATCCGTTTCTATGGGCTGATCTTAAAAGGTACGTTTCAATCCGCTATTGCCCAGCAGGCCCGCCCAACTTCAACTGGTGATCAGGATGTGACCACGCCAGGGTTTCAACCTACTGGCGTCATCCTCGCCGGGACGTTTGCCACCGCTACAGCGACAGAAACCGTGCAGGGACATCTCGCACTTGGGGCCGGCGATGGGACGAACAGTCACGGTGTCTGGGTCGGGGAGTCGGGAGGCAATCCTACTGACTGCAATATGTATGTGTCGAATGCCAACGTGTATACGCAGGCGACGAACCCCAGCACTATTGCCGCACAGGCGAGCTTAGCCATGTTGAGTACTGGCTATCGGCTCACTTGGGGTACGGCGGATGCCACCGCGAGGCTGTTTCTGCATGTAGCGTTATCCTCAGCCGCAGTGACCGGTCCAAACGAGCCGAGTGTGAATGATGGTGTCACGGTAGCGGAAGGCACGACCATGCACATGCCCATTGATGTGCGAATGGAGAAACTCTCGTGAGTTGCGATGGCAACAACGCCGATCATTGCTGCTATGTGAAGGGTGAAGTCTGCACCTTTCTGGAGGAGCACACCGTGCCGGGGCGCCGCTGGGCCTGTGGGCTGTTGCGGCAGCACGGCACCTGGGAAGCGGTGTATCAGTTACCTGAATGGCAGGACAAAGTGAAACCCATGTTTGATGATCTGTGGCCTGGGAAAGGCTGTGGGGATTGGCCGTTTCCAGGCACTACCTGTGAAGTGTGCGGGAAGGTAAATCATGGCTGATCTCGGCACGCTGGCCCTCGGCACGTACACCAACATCACGACCACCAGTAAGACTGGGGCGGATCCTGTCTTGGAAGTCATTGCGTCGGCCAATGACGGCACCTATGTGTTTGACAACACGAATTCTTCCCATGGTGCCTTCTGCTTTATGACGTTGGGCGATATGCCCGCCAATTTCAAGTTTATGGAAACGGTGTCGATCCGGTTGCGGTATTTGGCGGCTGCCGCCATGACCAATACATGGGACCGCATCACGGCGCGGCTAGTTAAGTCGGATGGTGTCACCGCCCTGAGTGATTTGACGGTGGTGGTCACTGGTCCCATCACCACAACCACGGGCACCAATTCTGCTGTGGTGTCGTTTTTGACTGTGGATACCACGGCGACAGCCGCAGATTGGAACGGCGCCCTTGTGCAGCTTGGGTGGACGGTCACGCGCAATAAGGGCGGCGATAGTGTCGAAAAGCGTATCACCGCGGCAGAAGTCACCGGCACCTATACCATCGATACCTCGGTGAACATTTCTGATGATGTGACTGTGGCAGAGGATGTCACGGTAGTTCTCGCCCAACTGCGGATTGGTGAGGTGTTTGATACCGTCACTGTGGCGGAGTCCGTAGCCTATAACCTCACGCAACTGCCGCTGGAAATCTCCACGAGTGATTTGGTCATCGTACAGGAAGGCCAAGAGTCTATCCCGAAAATGAACGTGTTTGAAGCGGTCACTATCACAGAGGTGGTGACGCTCAATTTGATTCTGGCCCCGAGTGTCTTTGATCTTATATTGACGCAGGACTCGCCTGCGGTGCAGCCGATCTTTTTCTCCCTGGCTATTTCTGTGTTTGACAATGTGCTGGTGCAGGAAGGCCAAGAGGATCTTAATACGGTGCGCCCGAGCGTGATCGATGCCATCACGGTGGATGACAACACGGTGAGCATCGTCTTTAATCTTTTACGGATGAATGTCTCTGATGTGGTGACGGTCCTTGATGTGCCTGGGGTGGATGCTCAGGGGCCGCTTGGGATTATCGTCTTTGACAACGTGCTGGCCCAGGAATTTATCAAGCCGCTGGTGAGCGTTTATATCAACGCCTTTGAAGATGTCTATGTAGATGACGGTAGCCGTCTGCTGGATGAGTTTGAGGAGGTGACGGTCACCGAGGACATCACGGTGAAGTTAGACCGCCTCGTGATTGAGGTGTTTGATGCGGTGGCTCTGGAAGAAAGCATAGACGCAGACGGCCTGCAGTTGGACATTCTGGAAGGCACCACGATCGAGGATCTCATTGTTAGTGAAGAGGTGACGGTGTTGCTCACCACGCTGAATCCTGAAACCGTCTTTGATGCCGTGACGCTGGACGAATCCGTGACCGTGTTTGTGTCCTCCATCAGCCTCACGGTGGATGTTTCAGATGATGTCACCGTGCTGGATGTGGTGGAGACCATTCAACTCAATCCGTTGCAGATCGATGAGTTTACGGAAGTGTCGGTGCTGGAGAGTGTGGAAACCTTCACGAACCTGCTGCTGATCGATGTGGCGGACATGGTGACGGTTTCGGAGGATGTCACCATGGTGCTCCTGCCGATCCTGCTGAATGTCTTTGATGAGGTGAGCGTGACTGAGCGGGTGGCCATGCGGATCACCTCGGCTGGCACCACCTCTGCCCAGCGCGGTGAGTTGCCGGTCCTCGGAGCAGGCCGATGATTCAGAAACAGGCACAGAAAATTGAAGTGGGACTGCACGAGGGCCGCCCGGGCTTTACGGTGGAATATACCGATGGGGAGCGGGCGCACTTCGTCTTTCACCGCAGCATTGCGAAATCACTGGCCGATAGCCTGCTGAAGATTGTGAACGACCTGGACTACATGGACCGGCAGATGAGCGGGATTCCCAGCGATGGGGTCCGTATCAACGATGTGTGCAACGTGAAACTCTCGCCACCGAACTCACTGGGGATCAGCGGCGGGGATGGCGTCAACGTCAACGAATAACGGAGGGGGTGATGCGATGGGAGCGAGTAAGGAAGATATAGCGGTTAAAGGGTTCTTTCGGGTGCAGATCAAAGAGAACGGGGAAGTGAAGGGAGATAGCGGATGGAAACAAAACACAGTAGTCAATCTCGGCTTCAGCCAATACCTGGTGGATCTGCTGGGACAGGGGGCGAGCAGCAAGCAGATCAGCCGCATGATGTTAGGCACTGGCACGGCACCAGGCGCTACCGATACCACGTTAGATGGAGAATTGAATACAGCAACGTATACCCGTACCACCGTCACGTTTGCGAATACTTCTAGCAAGACCGCCCGCTTCACGGCGACGTTCGCCAGTGCCAACTCGCACATCACGGCGGCGGTGACACTCCGCAACATCGGCATCATCAACAACACGACCAGCGCGGGCACGTTGATGGCCGGGAACACGTATAGCACCTCACAATGGAATACCAACCAGGATGTGAATGCGACCTATGAAATTCGATTCTCGTAAGCAACTCTGGCTGGATCTCGGCTGCGGCGCCAATAAGCAGCCCGATTGCATCGGCATGGATAAGCGCAAGCTGAACGGCGTGGATGTCGTGCATGACATAGAGGAGGTGCCGTATCCGTTCGCGGATGGCACCTTCACCCGCGTCATCATGTCGCATGTGATGGAGCATATTGACCCGCGCCGCTCGATCGATGTGATGAACGAGATTTGGCGCATTATGAAAGTTGACGGGGTGTTGATGCTGGCCATGCCATACGCGGGGAGTTTCGGCCATTGGCAGGATCCGACGCACATCAAACCGTGGAATGAAGCGACCTGTCATTATTTCGACCCCGATATGGAGCTGTGGAAAATCTATGAACCTGACCCGTGGAAGATCGAAGCGAACGTGTGGAGAGCGGATGGCAACATCGAAATCATCCTCCGCAAACGGCCACGGCTATCACAGCCTGCTGTTTAAGGCGAAGGACAAGGCGTACAACCGCGTACTGGTGTCGGTGCCGATGACCGGCATTGTGCGGGCCGAATGGTGCATTGCGCGATGGGGGCAGATCATCCCCTGCAACTGGTCGCACAGTGACCATATCTCGTGGATGAACCAATACACGCCGCTGGGCTATGCGGTGGCGGAAGCGCGCAACCTGGCCGTAGAGCAAGCCGTGAGCAACAAATTCGAGTGGCTGTTCTTCATCGATCACGATGTGATCCTGCCTCCCGATTGTTTTGTGAAGATCAATCAATACATGCTCTCGGGCGAGTATCCCGTGGTCTCCGGCCTGTACTACGCCAAGGCGCATCCACCGGAGCCCCTGATTTATCGCGGGCGCGGGAACGGCTACTACAACAAGTGGAAGATGGGCGACCAAGTGATGGTGGACGGTATCCCGATGGGCTGCACCCTGATCAACGTGAAACTCTTAGCGGCCATGTATGCCGATGCCCCTGAGTACAAAGTGAGTGGCATGCGGAAGATCAAAAAGGTGTTCGATACGCCGTTTGGCACGTTTCAGGATCCGGAGAAAAAAGGCTGGAACACCTTTGGCGGCACGGAGGATTTGGCCTGGTGTAATCGCGTCATGGCTGGCAAGTACCTGGCCAAAGCGGGCTGGCCTGAACTGGCGAAAGAAAAGTATCCATTCTTAATGGACACCTCAATCTTCTGCCGGCACATCACGAATGATGGGCAAGTGTACCCCATAGGAGTGGGCTAGATGCCGCTCTATACGCATCAGTGTGAGAACGGACATAGCACCGATCACTATGTGAGGCACCCCGATGACAAAGGCTGTGAAACGCTCATCTGCAAAGAGTGCAAAAGTACCATGGCGCCTATCATCAGTTATGGCCAAGGGCTTTGCTACTTTGAGGAAGGCCGCGCACAACGCATTTGGAATTTGGAGCGGTCCGACCAAAAAGACGCCCAAGGCAACCCGCTCCCCTCGCAACCCGTCTATGTGCGGAGTCACGAAGAACACAAACGACTGATGCGGCAAGCGGGCGTGGATTTCGCGAATAAGGGCGTGGGCTACAAGGGGCAGTGGATATGAAATGCGGGGCCACTCTTTGGTGCAACCGCCGAGCGGTGGCAGCGAACCACTTGTTATCCCCGCTAGAAGGAAGGAGTTTAGCATTATGAACGAACCAAAGCAACCGGATGGCTGGGAACGCCTCACCTGCTTGTGCG